TTGGGCTAATTGGGATGACTTTAATCTTATTGTAGCTCCAATACCTGATCAGGCTTATACTATTCAAGTTAATTATATAACTGATCCACCAGAATTTACATCTTCAAACCAAACTTTTTTAGCAAAGTACCAAGAGTCGATGCTGTTGCATGGTACATTAGTAGAGGCTTTTTCTTTTTTAAAAGGTCCCATGGATCTATACACACTATACAAAAAGAAGTATGATGAGGAAGTACAAAATTTTGCTCTTCAACAAATGGGGAGAAGAAGACGTGCAGAATACGATGATGGGGTACCAAGAATTAAAATACCTTCACCATCGCCAAACACTATTAGTTAATTTTTAAGGAGAACAACTATGGCAATAACAGCAAATACAATCACAAATTCTTTTAAAAAAGAATTGATCGAGGGTAAACATAACTTCAGTAATTCTGGAGGAAGTGTTTTCAAATTAGCGATGTACACAAGTGCTGCCACTCTAGGAAGTGGAACTACGTCATTTACAACTGGCTCAGAAGCTAGTTCGACATCTGGCGGATACTCATCTGGAGGAAGAGCTTTAGTAAACACAGGAACTTCTGTTTCATCTGGAATAGCAATTACAGATTATGCAAACCTGTCTTTTACTGGAGTTACTTTAACAGCAAGAGGTGCATTGATTTACAATACGTCTAACTCTAATTCGGCTGTGGCTGTGTTGGATTTTGGTGGTGATAAAACTGCAACTGCAGGAACATTTACTATCCAATTCCCAGCGTTTACAACTTCAGCTGCTATATTAAGAATAGCGTAAGGAAGAATATGAATGGCAAACACTTGGGATACGCTTAGTTGGGGACAAGGAAATTACGGTGAGCAAAACAATACCTCTCCAATCCCTGCCGGACTACTTGCGAACCTAAGTGTTGGCCCTCCAACCTACGAAGGAGAAATTAACGAAGGTTGGGGAAGAAAAGGATGGGACACACTATCCTGGGGTATTGCCGGAACCCTAATATCTGACGGATTACAATTATCTACATCACAAGGACAAGTCGAAATTGATACTGAAATAAATATCGGTTGGGGACGTTTAGGTTGGAATGTTAATCCATGGGGTATTGGAGGAACTGTAATGCCTCAGCAGATGTCGATGACAACTGCAATAGGTTCTGTTGAAACAACTGCTGATGTAAATTTAGGTTGGGGCAGAAAAGACGGTTGGGGCACAAGAGGTTGGGGTAATGCTGAACAAGCAGTTACTGCACCTACTTACCCGATTCTAAATATAGGCTTTAATGGAGCAGGGGTTACCATAGACGGTGAAATCAATGCAGGTTGGGGTAGAGAGTCATGGGGTAAATCTGGATGGGGAATTCAGGGTACTCTTCAAACAAAATCATTACAAGCTAATATTTCTACAGGACAAGTTACTGCAATTGGAATTGTACAAAAAGGTTGGGGTAGAGAAGAAGGTTGGGGAACAAGAGCTTGGGGTGAGTTTGAACAAATCGCAGCTCTTACAGGTCAACAATTAAATTCAAGCCTTGGTACTATTGAGATTGATGCAAAAATTCAAATAGGTTGGGGTAGACAAGAATGGGGTAACCAAGCTTGGGGAGTTGCCTACTCTGCTGCCGCTACAGGTTTACAATTAACTTCATCTATAGGTGAAGAAGCAGCAGGAACTAATTTTACTGCTGAAGTATCTGGTTTACAATTACAAACTTCGATAACTCCTGTAGGAACTAAAGCAAATAACGATACTGAAATTGCACATAGTTTCACAATGAATATATCTATGGGTGATAGCACACAAATAGGTATTGCAAATGTTCCTGTAACAGGAACACAAATGACTGGAACAGTAGGTCAAGCAGTTGGTGGTACATTACTTCCTGTAGATGTCAGCGGTATTGGCATGACTGCATCACTTGGAAATATAACTTTAATCCAATCAACAGTTGAATCTATTACAGGATTTGGAATGACTGCATTGATGGGAGATGAAGGACCTATCCCACAAGTTATGGTTGGAACGACAGGTCAACAATTAACAAGTTCTATTGGTTCTGTGGGGCCAATAACGGGTACTGCAACTGTTCAATTAACTGGCATAGTATTGACACCAACAGCTGGACAGCTTAATATAAACGCATGGGCTGAGATTGATCCTGACGTAAATAATGTTTGGACAGAGGTTGATTTGGCAGCATAGATAAGGTAAAATTAAAATTATTTAGGAGAAAAATTTTATGGCATCAAGTTATTCAACAGACCTCAAACTAGAGTTAATGGTAACCGGTGAAAACGCTGGTACGTGGGGTGATAAAACAAATTCAAATTTAAACTTAGTTCAACAAGCAATCGCTGGTTTCGAATCAATCGCACTTAACGATGGTGGAAATGTTGCTTTAGCAATGTCAGATGCGAGTCTATCAAATGCAAGAAACATGGTTCTAAAATTTACTGGAACTTTAACTGGTGCTTCTACTGTAACTATTCCAGATGGAATAGAAAAATTCTACGTCATAGATATGAGATCAGTTGTAGCTCCACAAAATTTAACTATCAAAACTGTTTCTGGAACTGGTTTTACAACGACTGAAGCAAAAATTATTGCTGCATATTCTGATGGAACTAACATGAATGAAATCGCGTTAGACACATTAGGTGGAACTATCGGAACAGGACAAATTGATGATGATTCAATTACAAGTGCAAAAATTTCTGCTAACCAAATTATTAGCACAAAAATAGCAGACAATGCAGTTTTATCTGCAGCTATTTCAGCAAACCAAATTGTAACCTCTAAAGTAGCGGATGCTGCTATTACATCAGCAAAACTTTCTGCAACAACAGTAACAGCTGGATCATACACAGTTGCTAGTATTACAGTAAATGCTCAAGGACAAGTTACTGCAGCATCTTCTGGATCAGCTGGTGAAGCAGACGAATTATTTTTTATTGAAGGAAGCGGACAAACTGGTGTTATTCAAAACCCAGAAAGTAAAATGGGAGCAGGATCAGAAGTAATGGTTTATGCTCAAGGAGGAGCCGGTGGCGGAGGTGGAAACCTTGGTGAAAACGGTGGCCCTTTCGGTGGTGCTCAAGGTTCTCCTGGAGGAATGGTTTTCTTCGTAACAACTTTATCAACTGCATTAGCTTCATCTCCATACACACTTGGAGCTGCAGGAACTGGTGGACCAGTAGGGCCAAATCCAGGACAATCAGGTGGAGACACTATTGTAACTAACTTTATTACTGCACCAGGAGGAACTGGTGGAGACGCTGGAAACAGAGGACCTGGATCGGGAGGAAACCCTACTAACAGAGGTATCGCATTACCTCCTGTTAACCCTCTAGCGACAGTAAGTTACAGCCCATTAGCACCTTCAAATGCGTATGGTACAACTCATGGTGACGGAACTTTAAACAATACATTTACAAACCCTAAAGCAGTTAGTGGACACATTATGAGAAATGTTTTCTCAGCACCTGGTACATTTGCTACATTTGGAAATAACACTGGTGGTGCAGGAGCAGAAACAAACCAAAACTCACCAAGTCCAGCAACTGTTCCATCACAGGCAGGTTTTGCTGCAACGGGTAATGCATTTATTGGTATAATGGTTAAGAATTAAGGAGAATAAATTATGGCTAAACACATTGGATTTTATCACGAAGGACATACACCAGATTTTCTTGCATCAAGTGATGCAGAAAAAGCTGCAATTACTGAACATGCACCTTATGTAATTTGGGTATCTGTTTCAGATGAAGATTATGCAAAAGTCCATAACTCAACTCATGAATGTCATGAAAACGAAGGAAGTATTAATTGGGGAGTTAATCATAATGCAGTTGACTTTAGTAAAGAAGATACTAAAGCTGATATAGATCACGAAATTTCAGTAATAAATAAATGGCTTAACGGTGCTAAAGCTACAGATGAAACAACAATTTCTACTTGGACAACTTATTTAAATGAGCTAAAAAATTTAGATTTAGATTCAGTTACAACTACATTTCCAACAAACGGAAATAACGCTATATTACCTTTAGAAATAAATGGTGATATTACTGAATTTAAAAACATCAAAAGATTACCGTAGTATTTTTTAAATAATTGTATATATATTCTCTATGACTCAAATCATAGAGTTT